GGGCCCCGAGCAATTCCAAGACGTGGTGGTCACGTCGCCATCGGCACCTGTGATCAGCCAGCAAGTGATTGACAACAACGTGTTGCTGCGCTGGACCGACTCCACGCAAACGCTGCCCATCGTCTACTACGAACTACGCCGCGGCACTACCTACGCAGGCGGCACCTCGGTCGGCACCAAACAGGGGCTGTTCACCACGGTATTCGAGACCGTCTCTGGCGCCTACACCTACTGGCTGGCGGGCATCGACAGTGCAGGCAACGAAGGCACCCCGGCCAGTGTCTCCGCCCTCGTCAACCAGCCTCCGGATTACATCCTGCGCTCGGACATCAACAGCACCTTTAGCGGCACCTCCACCAACCTGACGCCCAATGGCACGGGCCTGCTGGCAACGGTAGATACGACAGAAACTTGGCAGTCGCACTTCACCTCCCGCGGCTGGAGCACACTGCAGGACCAAGTGAGCGCTGGCTTCACCATCTACGCCATGCCGTCTACCACCACCGGCAGCTACGTCGAGGAGTTCGACTACAGCACCGTGCTGGCTGGCACGAAAATCACCTCAACGCTCACGCGTCAGACGGTGGCCGGTTCTGTGACGGTAACCCCAACGCTCAGCGTAAAAACCGCATCTGGCGACCCTTGGACCGACTACGCAAACCAAGAGTCCATCTATGCCACCAACTTCCGCTACGTGAAGGTCCGTTACGACTTCACCAGCACAGGCGGCGATGACCTGCTGCAGCTCAGTGGACTGAACGTCCGCCTCGACATCAAGATCAAGAACGACATGGGCAATGGCACGGCAAACTCTGCGGATACTGGTGGAACGACGGTCAACTTCAATGTGCCGTTTGTGGACATTGAAAGCATTGGTGTCACACCAAGCGGAACGACGCCCAGAATCGCGATCTATGATTTTGTGGACGTCGCCAATCCCACCAGCTTCAAGGTGCTGCTGTTCGACACTGCGGGCAACCGTGTGAGCGGCGCCTTCAGCTGGCAAGCCCGAGGAAGCTAAGCCATGGCCAACTGGTCCAATCCGCTGCTAACCAGCACGTACACCAACTTCGTGACGGAGGTAAAGGACCGTGACACGGACCTGGCGCTGCAGTTTGACGGCACAACCAGTAGCAACATCCCCACAAACGCCATCCGCTGGAACAGCTCGGTCAACCGCTGGCAGAAGTGGAACGGCAGCAGCTGGGCAGAGCTAACCAGCACCTATGCGCTAACTGGTCTCAGCACCACCAGCAATGCCACCATTGGCGGCACATTGGGTTCTGGGGCGATCACCAGCACGGGCAGCGTCACAGGCACGGCGCTGATCCCCAGCGGCAGCTCGGCGCCAACCAACGGGCTCTACTTGGCGGGCAGCAACATAATTGGCTTGGCCACGAACAGCGCGGGCCGGGTGTTCATCGATGCTGCTGGCGAGGTGGGCATCGGCACCGCCACGCCAGGAACATGCCTTGATGTCACGCTGGCAACTGCAAGCGCAACGGTCGGCAACATTCGTATTGCCCCAAGTTCTGCCGGCCAAGCTCGCTACCACCTATTTAACGGCGGCGGTATTGCTGAATGGTTGTTTGGTCAAAAAACAGGATCCAGTCATAACTTCATCCTGAGCAAAAGCGTCGCGGGTTCAGAGTCTGATTACCTGACAGTTGACACCGCTGGTCGCGTTGGCATCGGTACGCTGTCGCCGGCCAGCGGGCTGCATGTGCTGGAAGACGGCAACGCGCAGATCAACATCAGCGCAACAAATGCTGGGAGCAATAGCGCCGGCATTTCATTTGAGAATCAAGGACAACGCAATTGGCAGATCTGGGCTGATCGCGCAACAGACCAGTTCAGGATTGGCAACAACAGCCGAGGATCAACAAACCTTGCAATTAACAGTTCTGGCAACCTCGGCCTAGGGACGACTGCCCCTTATAGCCGCTTCACTGTTGTCCCGTCATCCACGCCTTCAACTCCGGCAACGGCCAATCAAATCACCGTTGGCGAGTCATCTGGGAATGGCGCCTATCGATTGCAGCTCGGGTATCTCTACGACACGCTGGGTCGCGGCTCCATCCAGGCTTATGACAACAGCAACCCAAGCCCCCTAATTCTCAACGGCGCTGGCGGAAACGTAGGGATTGGAAACTCAAATCCAGCTTATAGATTAGACGTCACAAGCGCAGACACAACTGCAGGCATTGGCTATGCAGTACGATTGCGCGCAGACGCAACCGCTGGTGCCGCAGCACTTCAATTTGCCGATAACAGTGCATCGACGCAGTATGGGTATATTGCGTGCGATTCTTCTTTGAATCTTAAGTTTGCAACTGGAAATAATGAACTCCTTCGCATCACCTCAGCCGGCCGCCTTGGCCTAAACACCACAGCTCCTGGAACAAGCTTCGATGTTGCGCTGGCTGCACCTTCGGCCACGATCGGCAACATCCGCATCTCGCCCAGTTCTCCTGGCCAGGCCCGGTATCACCTCTACAACGGAGGAGCCACAGCTGAGTGGGTGTTTGGCCAAGCCACTAGCACCAGTCACGACTTCACCTTTAGCAAGTCCGTTGGTGGCAGTGAAAGCGAGTACCTGCGCATCGGCACCAGTGGCCAGATCGGCATCGGCGGCGCCAACTACGGCACCAGCGGCCAAGTGCTCACCAGCAACGGCTCCGGTGCGTCGCCGTCGTGGACCACTGTTACCGCACTGACCGCTGGCACTGCCGTAAGTGCGACAGGCACTGCCGTTGATTTCACCGGCATTCCATCATCGGCAAAGCGCATCACCGTGATGATCGACGCCGTGAGCACGGATGCCACTGCCACACTCGCAGTTCAGCTAGGAGATAGTGGCGGCATTGAAACTTCTGGCTATACCGGAGGCCTTGCATGGACAGGTCCAAACACAGGCAGCAGCGGATCGGCCAGCACATTCCCACTTGCTGTAGGAGCCGCGAGTGATACCGTTTCTGGTCACGCTGTTATTACTAAAGTTTCTGGCAACACATGGGTACTATCCAGCACAGTAGCCCGTGACAATGATGACCTTGTATTTATCAGCGGTGGATCAAAAGGCCTCTCTGCAACATTGGATCGCATCCGCATTACCACAACAGGCGGCAGCGCATCCTTTGACGCAGGCACTGTGAACATTCTGTATGAGTGATGTTGTCTATCCGGCAGCAGCTACACTTTCACCATCTAACCCCACTCCATGCCCGAGTCCAAGCAAAAGCTGGTTGAGCTGATCGAGGCTTACGCCACCGCAAAAGCCACCGGCAATGCCCTACTGGTCCAGTCCGCTGGCGCCACGTTGGTCGGCTACCTAGAAAGCGTTGAGATCACCGAATCCGAGCAAACCGATGACTGACATCACCTACACCTGGGTCATTCCCCAGCTGGACTGCGCTCCCCACGAAAACGGCCTAGACGACGTGGTGAAGACGATCCACTGGCGTTACCAAGCCACCGACGGCGCCTACACCGCCGATTGCTACGGCACCGTTGGCGTGGGCGACGTGGACCCCGACGCTTTCACGCCCTATCCCGATCTAACCAAAGATCAAATCGTCGAGTGGCTGGAAGCCAATCTGGACGTTGAATCGCTGGAGCAAGGGCTTGCAGCCGAGCTGGCCGACCTGGCCAATCCGCCGATCGTGTCGCCCGCCCTGCCATGGCAGTAAAAGCGAAAGCCGGTCTTTCTGGCACCATCCGCAAGGAATCGGTGCCCAAGACCACCAGCATTGGTTACGGCGCCCGCAGTCGTCCCGGCGACGCGGGAAGAAACCCCTTAAAGGCCAAGGACGCTAAGCTGAAGTTATGGCTATCTCGCCCGGCACTTACAACATCAGCCTGCAGCGCCGGGCGGACTACAGCATCACGCTGCAGTTCAAAGACAGCACTGACGCAGCAATCAACTTGACCGGCTGGACTGTCGCCGCCCAAGCCTGGAACCAAGCCCGCACCAGCAAATACGCCGACTTTACGGTTACCTACACAAACCGCGCTACTGGTACCGTCGCCATCGCCCTGACCGACGACCAGACAACAATCTTTCCCAACGAGGCGTACTACGACGTTCTGCTGACCAACCCCTCCGGCCTAAGGGAGTATTACCTCGAGGGCGCTATTTACGTGTCCGAGGGTTACACCGCATGACCACTGTCAACGTCAGCGCTGTAACCAATACCGTCACCGTTACCGAAAACGGCAGTAGCACCGTAGTTACGGTTCCCGTAACTTCCACGGTCACTGCAATCACCGTCGGGCCTCAAGGTCCACAAGGTGTTGTTGGCGCTGGCTACGACTTCATCCAATCCAGCTCTGCATCTACCTGGACCATCAACCACAACCTCGGCTATAAGCCCAGCGTTGATGTGTACGACAGTGGCAGCCAGCAGATCCAGGCTGAGGTTTCGCATCCCAGCACTAACCAGACGGTTATCCTATTGACAGCACCTACCGCCGGCTTTGCGAGGCTGACTTGAAATGGCCAAGAAGATCTTTACAGACTTCGACTTTCAATCAGTTAGCAAGGTCACCAACCTCCCATCGCCAAGTTCAGCTGGCGACGCCGCACCCAAGTCCTACGTTGACAGTTTGGTCGAAGGGCTTGCCTGGAAGGACAGCTGCCGCGTCTCCACCCAGGCCAACCTCGACCTGAGCAACCCTGGCGCCACCATCGACGGCATCACGATGGCTAGCCAAGATCGCGTGCTGGTACGGGCGCAATCCACGGCATCCGAGAACGGCATTTATGTGTGGAACGGCTCTGCCGTAGCGCTAACCCGCTCGCTGGATGCAAGCACCTTCGCCGAGCTGGAGCAGGCGGTCACCACCGTCGAGGAAGGCACCAGCGCTGCTACAACATGGCGCCAAGATCAAATCAACGGCACCATTGGCAGCAGCTCAATCAGCTGGGTTGCATTTGGTACGTCGGCACCGTCCGCCAGTGAATCCACTGCTGGCATCGCCGAGTTGGCAACGCAAGCCGAAACCGACACTGGCACTGACGACGCCCGCATCGTCACCCCACTCAAGCTGGCCAACTGGTCCGGCCGCCTGCGCAAGGTATCCAGCAACGTAGGCGATGGCAGCGCCACCAGCTATACCGTGACTCACAACCTGAACACTCGCGACGTACTCGTCCGCGTATTCCCCAACAGCGGCCAGTACGACGACGTGGAAGTAGACGTGCAACGCACAGGCGTAAACACCGTGGCTGTGGTGTTTGCCACCGCCCCTGCCTCTAACGCCTACCGCGTAGTGGTGCTTGGCTGATGAGCCGTAACTTTCTCACACCCATTGTCCTGCCTGCTGGCACGACATCAAACGCACCGCTCAACCTGCAATCAGGCACCAACCTGACGACAGCAGCAGCTGGCGCTGTCGAGTTTGATGGCAAGGTGCTTTACACCACGCCAGTCAGCCGTGGCGTGTCGCCATCGATGATGTTCTATCGGTTAAATAGTAACTATGCCGGGGCAAATAGTTCTACGGCGCAGTCGCTGTTCAATGTTGGCGTTTCACTAGATGCGGGCACTGTTTACGCCTTTACGTCTGACTTTTTGCTTTCAAGAACAGCGGGCACAACAAGCCACACACTTGGAATACTGTTTGGCGGCACCGCTACTCTTAACAACATTTTTTACACTGCCTATGTGACAGGAGCCACTGTTGCCCCTCCAACCGTTGGCACAGGCACTACATCTGCTGCTCATATTACTGTTGCGACGATTGCAAACCTTACATCAGCAACCGCCCTATCTACAATTCAATATGGATACACTTATTATGGCACGGTAAGCATTGATGCAGGCGGCACTTTTGTTCCCCAGTACAAGCTTTCAGCGGCTCCGGGTGGGGCCTATTCCACAATCGCGGGGTCTTTTTTTGCCATCTGGCCCATCGGCGCAGCTGGTGCCAACACCTCCGTGGGGCCTTGGGCTTGAGCACTGAGCAGCCGCTAGGCTACTACTGAGGCGTAATTGTTCCCATGCCACCAGCCGACGATGTCTCGCATGGAGACATTTACCACAAGCTTGGATCGCTCGAAGGCAAGCTCGAGACCGTGCTGATCCAGCTCAGCGAAAAACGCGGCGACATGGCTGCTGCGTTCTCCCGACTCCGCGAAATCGAAACCCGCGTCGCCATTGGCGTCGGCCTCGCCATCGGTTTGAGCTTCCTCATCCCGTTCGCAATCAACGCAGCAGCACCCAAACTGCACTTTGAACACAGCCCATCTACTCAGGTTGGCAAGTAGTCTTAAGACACCGATCTAAGCACAATGAGCCCCGAGACTGCCGCCATCATCGCCATCGTCATCGCTGCTGGCAGCGAGATCATCGCGATCAGCCCGCTCAAGTCCAATAGCTGGATTCAGCTGCTGCTGCAGGCCGGGCGTCTGGTGTTCCCCAAGAACCGTTAATCAATGAGCAACTTCCTCGCTGCCGCCAAGTGGACCGATAAGCAGGCGCCACAGCCACATCAAATTGCGGCGTGGAATACGGCATGGCAATGGCTCACCCTTGGGCAGCAGGCGGAATTCCTAGAAATGTTCCGTGCTGCACCGGTAATGCCTGCAGCGCCATGGCTTGAGCCAGCGCTCAAGGTCATCCGCGAATTTGAAGGCTTGCGGCTTGAGGCATACCGATGCCCAGCTGGCGTGCCAACCATCGGCTATGGCTCCACGCGGTTGATTGATGCACCAGTGCGCATGGGCGACAAGATCACGCAGCAGATGGCCGAGGAGCTGCTTTGCGATCAAGTCGAAAACCTATTCGCCCCTGGCCTATTTGGCCTACTGCCTTTGATGAAGGCATGGAAACCCAATCAGCAAGCTGCGCTGGTGTCTTGGGCTTTCAATGTAGGACTTGGTGCCGTAGAGGAGTCCACGTTGCGCAAGCGGCTGGCGGCTGGCGAGGCGCCCAGCGTAGTTGTGCCAGAGGAATTGCCCAAGTGGGATAAAGCTGACGGCAAAACGCTAGAAGGGCTGGCGAGGCGCCGTGCCGCTGAGGTGCGGTTATTTACTGGCAATCTTGAGCATCAACAGCAACCGGCCAAGTTGACGCCATCTAGTTCGTTTGCATCGCGCATCACGCCACACATCACGCTAGGTGAATTCGCATTGAACCAAGAGGCGCGGCGCTTTGATGCGCAGCATCAAGTGAACACAGCGGCCGAGCTTGCTGCATTCATGGAGCGGGCACGGTCTGCATTTGGTGGCAAGCCTGTGATCATCACCAGCGGCTATCGGCCAGCGGCAATCAACCGATCAGTAGGTGGCGCCAGTAGCTCAGAGCACCTGTACAACGCGCCTAACGTGGGCGCCGTGGACTTTTACATCCAAGGCGTTGACATCAATAAGCTGCAGGCATGGTGCGACAAGGAATGGCCGTATAGTCTTGGCTACGGCGCACCCAAGGGCTTTGTGCATCTTGGCATTCGCGCTGGCCGCCCTAAAGTCCGCTGGGATTATTGATGATCATTCCTGACCACGAGATTTGCCGCCTGTGCAAGCAACATGCAATGGTGGTGCCGTATAACGCAGAACTGCAGAACCCATCATCCCTTGATGTGCTGCTCGGCGACAACCTAATGGTGGAAGTGGAGCACACTGCAGACCTGCAATTGCTAAGCATTGCGCACCATACAGAGGCGGATCCTTACTGGCTGGCGCCTAGTGAGTTTGCGCTAGCTGAGACGCAGGAGTTTTTTAACCTGCCAGATCACATTGCCGCGCAGTTTGTACTGAAGTCCAGCCGCGCAAGGTCTGGCCTAGAGCACCTGCTTGCTGGATACTGTGACCCAGGCTGGCACGGCAGTCGGCTCACATTAGAACTACACAACAGCCGTCGTTATCACAACATTGCATTGTGGCCCGGCATGAAGATTGGCCAGATGGTGTTTCATGCCATCGCTGGCACGCCAGAGCGCACCTATGCAGTAACCGGACGGTATAACAACGATTCAATCGTCACTGCCTCGCGCGGATAAGTACATGTCACAAGCTTGCTGATAGTGCCACTGCGCCTGCCAGTCTTGCTTGTGCTCCTTTACCATTCCTGCATAAGTGACGCGCCATATATCGCCAACCTGCTCTAGTGTTGGCGGTAGCAGGTTGTTGTTAGTCATGTCTTGGGGCCAGTGGATGATTGTGGAACTATCAGTAGAGGATCAACTACGGATAGAAGGGCAGGCAAGAGCTGCCCTTGCCCATGATGACCCTAGCCAAGTGGCACATTTATGCGCGTCGCTGATTCGTCAAAATGCGTATCAATCTAAGCTAATCCAGCAGGCAACTGGTCATATTGCCAAACTAGAAATGGAGCAGTTTTTAAGCTGCTCCAAACCAAAGCGATGGTGGCAGCGACTGCTACGCCACCAGTGATGGCTGCAGAATCAGCCTTAGCTTGCGTTGCGCACGTTGCGCACGCTGTCTGACGCGCTCTCTGCATACACCAAGATTGCGGCCAATTTCGGCATAACTTTCTGGTGTTTCACAGCCAATGCCATAGTTTCTACGCACAACATCCCTATCAAAGGGATCTAGGCGAAAAAAAGCCAGCTGCAGCTGCTCAACGCGCTCACAAATCTCTTCAGGGTTGTGGTCTTCATCAATGCCGTACTCGTCGGCAATCATGTCCAGTATTGTGCTACCATCTTCGGTGATCAGTGCATCTAGGCTTCGGTGTGGCCTATTGCGCTCCATCAGCATCAATAGCTCATCTGTTTTGATGTTGAGGATGTCGGCCACTTCGCGGACAGTAGGCGTGCGGCCATTGGCTTGCGCAAACTCACGTTGGGTTTTGGCAGCAGCGTAAGTTTTCTCTAGCGCGTGTTGCGGCACTCGAATCAACCGCTCTTTGGTATCAATGGCGCGGGTAATGGCTTGGCGAATCCACCAGTAGGCATAAGTAGAAAACTTATACCCTTTAGTGCCGTCAAACATCTCCGCGGCACGATGCAGGCCCAGTGCTCCTTCTTGGATCAAGTCCATTAGATCCATGTTGTTGGACTGCAGCCGGGTGACGTACCGCTTGGAGATATGAACCACCAAGCGCAAGTTGCAATTGATGATCATGTCACGCGCGCGAATGCCAACGCGGATCTCGCGTTGTTCTTGCTTGGTGCGTTCGCCTTTGGCGTCACGCAGCTCAAGGTATCGCCGCACTTGACGCGACAGTTGAATTTCCTGCTCAGCCGACAGCAATGGATATCGGCCGATGGCGGTGAGGTACTGCTTGAACGAGTCGGGCGTCATTTCGGGGTGTTATGCTGTTGATCCAATGACTTTCGGAGTCACTGGGCATTCCGTAGTTGGGAGAGGCTGCGGTGAGGCTGGCACCTCGTGAGGACCGGCCACCTTTCCCCCTAATTAGTGGCGTCGCAGTGGTCAAAGTAAAACCCCTGCAACCGTTGAACGATATCATGCGCAGCCGTTAGCTGCTGAAAAAAGTCATCGTTTACAAGGTAGCTAGTGCTGCGCTCTTGGCAGTCGTAGCACTCATGTCGCCTGCGCTTGGCGCGGTTGTTGTAGGTGCGCTCTTGCAATACCAGCCGCATCCGGCCATTGCATTTAGGGCACCGCTGCTCGCCAATGTTCATGGCAGCAGCTTCGACGCCAGCCATAGCGCCAGGCAGCACGTCACGACGTAGACGACCAGAAGCTCGAACATCAGGGGCAGCGTCATTGCCCCTCCAGCTTGGTGACAGCAGTCTTCAGCTCTTGCATCTCGCGGTAGATGAAATAATCCTCAGGGTCGTCATAGTTCCGGTCCAGCGCCTGGTCTACTGCAGTCTGAGCTAAGAACAACAGTCTGTCGATCAGTTCGCGGTCAGTCATTGGCACCCTCCAGCTCGGCGGCGATGGCGAGGAGGTGGGCGCGTATAGCGTGATGCGCGGCAAACACACCTGCATCCGCGTCGGTATCTCCTAGCGGCTTGTCCATCCGCATCTGATCAGCAGCAGCGCGGAGGGCACCGGCGATAGATGGCCCATCCATAAGAGTGGGCACAGCGCGAAACCCATTCAACACCGCCTGTGCAGCGGGAGATAGCTCAGTCATCACTCACCCTCCTCCTGCGGCACCGGCAGCGCCCAGTGGGGCAGCCAATGAGTCCACTCAGACGAGTCACCGGCTGCAGCGAAACACTGGCACCATGCGTAGATGTCTCGGCTCCACGGCCAGCAGCAGCCCTCTGCATCAAAGTCATTGCCCTTTGGCAACCGCTCGCTCACCGGCACCGGCTCGATGGCGGGGCGGCCCCAGCGGGCGAGTACGGCGCGATAGTTGCTGATGTGTTTCCGGGTGAGAATGTCAGCTTCTTCCTGGCAGTCGCAGTTGAAATAGCCACCACCATTTTGCAGTGCGAAATCCTCTAGCTCCTCATCACTCGGCCCCTGCGGCTCGGGCTGGGCCAGGGAAGCGCGAGCGGTATCAAGGCAAATCTCGAAGAGAGTTTTATGCCGCAATGGCCAATTAGCTTTTTCTAAACAGTCAGCAAGCTCAGCGCACAGCGCACGAAAGTCAGTCATTAGTTCAAATCCTCGTCATAAACTTTGCAGATAAACATCCCATCTTTTGCAAAACCACGCGCAGCAGCACCGCTTATCGCTGCATTCGCGTGTTCGCAAAGTGGCAGCAAGCGCTCAGCAATCTCGGCTAACCCGTAGAAGTCAACACCGAAGTCGTTGATGCATTTCTGCTTAAGCGCTTCAGTCTCCTCATCGGTCTCAGGTTCAGGTTTGCCGATCATTGCAGCAAACAATTCGATAGCTTCAAAGTCGTGAACAGTTGTTTTACGCATCGAGATTCTCCGATTTGTAGGGTCCAGTGAGTTGGCCGTGTTCGTCAGTAAAACCAGCTTCAAAAAGAAACTGCCTGGCAGCATCCTTATCGCCAGCCAAGGCGCGTTCCATCAGTGTTGGAGCGGTAAGCTCAACGGCCATGTCTTCTAAGGTTGAACACCGAACACCTACAAGGGTGGTGTCATCGCTGTAGCTCTCCCAAGCGTTAGCCAAAAGAGTAAGTACATTAGCGATGCCATGGCGCGTGTCCTGGCCGTATTCAAACTCTTCAATCAAGCGCTGAGCGCGTTGGGTTAGGTGGTCAGTCATTTTGAGCGGCAGCAAATAGGTTGGTAGCAATCTGATTGCGATGCTTCTGTGTTTTCCAGACAAGCTCGATGTAAGCATTTATGACGGAAGCGGCAAGAAGACGGTCTTCCATGCCAAAGCAGTAATCCTTTCGTGTGTACCTGAGCGCGTGCTCCAAGTCACGCAGTCGGCTACCAGGAATGGGCCATACCGTTCCATCAAAGTGAACAAACGGACTGCCTTCATGGATGGTGAAATCAGCCATTGCACTTACCCTCCAGCTCGGCGGCGATAACGAGAAGCTGATCGCGCACCTTGCAACGATTGCGAATGGCGGCAAGTGAAAAGGATCCTTTGTCGATGTCATTAGGCTCCGGCACCACTTGATCCGCAGCGGCACGGAGGGCGGCGGCGAGGCAGGCCTCCTGCCAGTTGCCCTCAAGAGGACCGAGCAACTCATGTCGCTCATCAAACGCTTGCACAATGGTGCGCGCGGCGGGGGAGAGGTCAGTCATCGAGCTGCTCCGCTTTGATGCCGTGCTTGAGAATCCACTCTGTTATCTCACCCATCTCGTCGGTAGTAACTAGCCGCTCTACTTGAACTCGAACGAGTTGGTCGGGTTCAACAAGCAAGCGAAGTCCTATAACGGCTTTGTGCGAAATGCCGAAAGCATCAAGCAGCCCTCGTATTTCTTGGCTGTGGCCTGACATGTAAGTCATTCAGGTAGCGCCTCCAGTGCGCGGCGGATGGGTTCGGCCATTGCTATCGCTCCCTCCGTGGGAATAAGAGCAATCAAGCGGTCAAGCTCTACTTGAGCCTGTTCCTTCAAGCTCGGTGGCTTGGGGCGGCGGGATGCACGTAGGGGTACGGTGTAGCCCCTACTGGCAAACCACTCACAGCAAGCTTCTAGCTCTTGGTCGGCGCCCCATTGGGCGGCGCGAGCGGCGATGTGTTCGTCGCTCAATGCAACTCGAACTGGTGTTCCTTCATGCCAGATTTCGGCCACCCACGCCTGCATCAGCTCAGTCGGTGGGGTAATAGGATGAGTCATTTCCTGGCCTCCTGCTCAAGCCACTCGGCCGCCTCGAGCAGCAGCCGGCGCATGTACCAATCGGCTTTGCCAAGATCTTCTACGGCATTGCCCTTGTGCTCAGCACGCCATAGGTACTTAAACACTTGGCCCTTGCAGTAAGCCTTAAAACCTTCGGTGCCAAGTGCAGCCTTAATGGCCTGGATGCATTCAATGTCGCCTTGCTTGTAATGCGGTGGGTGGTTTACTAGGTCGGTCATTGTGGAAAGGTGGCCGTTAGGCCACCAGTGCGCGTTAGTTGTCGGTCAAGTTAGGCAGTGCTTCACTGCGCAGTAGCCATGCAGCAAATGCAACGTGGCTAGCAACAGCTTGCTTATTCACTGGTGCCATTGGGTAAGACTCTGCCCACCAGCGGCGGAATAGCGCCTCAAGATCTGCTTCGCTCATCAGAATGCAGGCTCCTCAACTTGCGTGGCGCGAGGCAGAAACTCAAACCGCTGCACATTAAGCACATGCTTGCTGCGCTTGCCGCCGGTTTCTTTGTCGTTCCACTCTTGGCGCCGGACGTTGCCCGTCACCATGATGGAATCACCCTTCTTGCAACGATCAACAACAAGCTCTGCAGGCTTGCCCCACATTTCAATGTCAATCACATTATTGATGTAATTGCCATCCTTGTCCTTGCCCTCTTGAATGCCACCTGCAAAGTTGGCAACCATGCTGCCGCTTTCAAAAGCACGCAGCTGAGGATCAGAAATGATGCGAACGATACCGGATGCGTAAAGGCTCATGGCAGTGGTGTGATGTTATTGGCCTCTTCAAAGGCCAGGATTTGAGATAGCGGGTACCGCACCCGTGGCGTACCGGCTGGAAAGCCGATGCGCGGGATGGTGTAGTACCTAGGGCCAATGCCGCGCGCGCGTTGGTTTTTGATGGCTGATGGCTTCAGCCCCCATCGCGTGGCCAATTGATCATTGGTCAGGTACGGCTCAGTCATCAAATGGATCCTCAATAGCGGGCTCTAGCTCAGCCTCCTTGGCCAGTGCTAGTTCTATGAGCTGCTGGTTCTGCTCATCGTTTAGATCAGGCTTGCGCTTGTCCATGCGTGCAACAACCTCTTGCAGCTTGTCCATCGTGTCGGCTTTGGCAATAGCAGCCTTGCCGGCTTGGAACAGCTTGGCATCGCCTGCAGGCGATGCGGCAACCGTGACTGGTTGCACTTCGGCCTGTTCCATCTCGTCGGTGCTGTAGACACCTGAGAGGTCAGCGGGAAATGCCTTGCGCAGTGCCAGCGCTTCAGAGCACTTGGCGATCATCGTGGCGCCCATCTTGGACCAGAGCCCCTGGCCAGCGTTGTAATCCGCAAACCGTGCAACGCCAGTAAATGGATGGCTGGAACCTTTGCGCCAAATGGTGGTCTTGGCCGCGGCAGGTGGCTTGCTGCCAAGCCATACATCAGTCCACTGGCCATCGTCACCGCACCAAAGCGTTTCAGAGCCGTCAAGCTGGCCGGTGCGTTCAGCAATGCTGCGCAGGCCGTCAATGCCAGCCTGGATGGTCATCTTGCCGCCACGCTTAATGGCGTAGATCTGCTTGCTGAACGGATCCAAGCCCGTGCGCTGGCAGGCATAGGCAAAGAGGCGTAGCTCGTCACCGCTGCATCCAGGTGCAATGGTGGTGCTGATCAGCTGCGTCTGCTCTGGGGTCCAGAGTGCAAGGGATGAGGTGGTCATAATGCTTCGATAAATGCAAAGAACTGCTCATTGCGGTTTTCAATCCGCTGGACATTGGCAAGGGCAATAGCCTGATCGTCTAATGCGTCTTCATCGTTAAGATCGGCTGCGACTCGATCTGCGGCTTGATAAAACTTGCCAGCCAATTGATCTTGCTCTCGCAAAAGGCCGACAATCTTTTTAGCAGCATAAATAGATGCTTTTCTGTTGATGTGATTAGCCAGACAGCCAGCCTTGCTGTGCCTGCCGTATGCAGGCAATTGCATTTGTTCGGATTGAACTTCCCAGTCACATAATTGGCCGCCATCTGCAATAATAAAAGTTTCATCCATAATTAAAAATCCTCCGATGTAATAGATGACGAGGTTTGCAAAGCCCAGCTGGGCAAGCTCAGCGTTTCGCAGATGGTGCTATAGCCAGGCCACTCATCAATGGCACGGCAGTCGGCAATGGTCTGCAGGTTCTGGCGCCGTAGCGCTTCACCTGCCTTCATCGCCTCCGCATCCAGCTCGTAGACGGCGACACAGAACGGATAGGTCTTCTCCACTGCGATGAAGAGAAACCGATCTGCGGGAACACCGGCCAAGTAGTGGTCGGCTTGGACATGGTAGCGGAAGGATGCGACAGATCGCGCAAAGGCTGCCGGGCTGGCATCCGTGGTGGTCTTGAGGTCAACCACTGTCGAGCCATCAAACCAGTCCGGGCGGCACTTGCAGCGCAAGCCGGATTGCGCATCATCAAACCAAAAGGATTGCTCGGCCTTGCCATGGGACAGCAGTGCCGCGGCGTAAGGGTGCTGACGCACCGCAGACGCCATAGCCATGGCCTGCTCCATGTCGGATGCAGTCACGGCCTCGATGCCGGATGCTTCCATCTCGGCAGCCATCTCCTTGCCAGCTTTGGTATTACGCGGCAGGCAGACGGCATAGCGCTTGGCTAGCTCGTCTGGCTCGAGTACAGCGCAATGCACCAAGCTGCCTAGCTTCATCGCTGCGGTCTGCACCGACGGCGGCCGCTGCGGGTTGAGATACCGAGCCCAGTAGTGATAGGGGCTGGCGGCAACGGCGTGCAGGTGGCTAGCGCTAACGGCTGGATCAGCGTGGTATTCAGCGTTGCTGGTCATGCTGCTCTCAGCTGGCGGTGCAGGTGCGTTTGCGGGCCGTAGCACTGCTGCAGTTCTGGGAATGCAAGCAGCACACGCTGTTTGTTTTCAGGATCGGCGTGCAGTGTCGCCTCAGCCAAGCGGCGGTAGAAACCGCCGCTGTGGTGGATAGCCGTCTGCAGCGTCCAGTAGGTGTCGTTGGTGGTCATGGCTTCAGCTGCTGCTGGCAAGCGTGGTGAGCCTGCACCTGCTGTTTGCCGGTGTCATATGCCATGGCAGCAATGCCAAAGATGATGGCCAGCATTGCGAGTCGGTCGATGGTCTTGATCATGGTTCTCGAGTTGGGGTGATGCCGGATTGGGTGCGGCTCCGGCGGGCCGCGTGGGGGTCAGCTTGCTAGGCGCTTAGCGCGGGCTGCCATTGCGCCAGCCATGATATAGGTGTCGTATTCGCGCTGATAGCGGTGGTAGTCGGCCATGCTCGGCCACCGCAGTGAAGTGCCAAATTGCTCCTTGCGAAGCTGAGCGCAGTGGAGAATGTTGTGCCAGTCAGAGGCGTTCATGTCTTTCGGTTTGGGGTGGAGGCTTTCGCCTCCTGTCCCAATATCCTACACCATGCGCCGCCCCGCTCAACCGTGGGCAGTCACAATCCGTTGCACACGGCTGCGGCTGATGCCTAGGTGGTCAGCAATGCGGCGTTGCGTCCAGCCGTAGCTGCGCAGCCGCTTGGCGCGTTGCTCAGTGGACTCAGTGGCCCACAGGATGATGATGATCGGCAGGAGTAGCAGCGCTGCGATCAGTGCGAGTGTGGTGCTCATGATTCTCGGTTTGGGGTGTTGCGGTGATTGGGATGCCTCTGTGATCGCAGCTCGCTGAGGTGGTAAAAGCTGGCTGTTCTCTTGTCCACAGCGGAGAATCCGGGGCGCGCTATCCGGCTTATGGCCTAAATCATTGTGCCCCCGAAGGGGCGGTGCCCTTAGAACCATTCCTCAAGCGCGGCCTGGGCGTTGCCCAGATCGTGCTCGATTGAGTCAGCCAGCGCGATGGCTTCTTGGGCCATTGCGAGCAGCTGCTCGGTGGAGCGGCTCCACGCCTCGAAGGCCGCATCCACCTCAGCGATTAACGCTGCGGTTTCGGCCTCGCGGGCGAGGGCGTTGCGGGTGATGTCGTCCATGGGATCTCCAGTTGGTGGGTGAGCCCCCGGCGGGACTCATGGGTGCCGGGTGAAGGCCACCACCGGAGCGGGACGACGCCCGCAAGTATTCAGTTTTCAAGGATCAATGTTGTGCCGGGCCAACCGGCGGTGCAGGCTTACTTAGGCCGTGTTGGGCTCGTGGTAACGCGTCGTGTACCCGGTTCCGCGGAGGTTCGGTTTTGCGAGGGATCCTCTCCCCTCGTGATGCCACTGTACACCATGCGCCGCCGTGGTCAGCCCTGCGCAACATCTCTTAACAATGCCTCTGCATCGCTAACCGAGCGCGCCACACCAGCAATGCCGCCAGCCGTTTGGACTGCATCCAGCCACTGCTGCTGCTCAGGGCGCAGCCTGCCGGTAGCGGTCTTGACCTCTATAGAGGTGAACACGGCCACCTGCTGACCGACCATCTCTGGCGTGATGGTGACCGTGCGCCAGCCGATCAGGTCAGCGCTGCCCTTGCATAGGCCGAACTGCACTGGGCGACCGTTGGCGTCCTTGAGCGTGCCGGTGTTGTTGCGGAACAGGCGCGTGTCACCGTTGCTGCAGGCAATGCGGATGTGCTGCTGGATGGATTGTTCAGAAAGCACTGCTATTTGATGGCGAAAAATAAAAGGCAAAAACACGCTTATGAGCATTTGCAAGTGTTTTATTTTCCATTTCAACCCACTCAACTATATCGCTGGCGTAATTGCAAATATCATTTGCGTTTATAACTGCCCATTCAAATGGCAGCAAAACCCATTTTGATTTGCCGCGCTCATCAACATGCGTCAATCGAGGCCGAAAGCGTTGACCGTCCCACCTGGGGCCCATGCTCCATTCTTGGTCGCATCCATAAAAAGTAGATTCTCTAAGCAATCGTTCCCATGGGCTGCCATCATAATTTAAGCCATGAAAATTAATTGATTTATAAAATGAACATGCCGCGTAATCTGTCGCGGATTGCGCATTGCCTGGCAGCTCATCCGCGCCATCTATATCTTGCGCTTCGCACCAAGCCTCAACAACTGCGGCAATAGCATCAGGCAGCATCATGCCTTCAAGATCAATGCAAAACTTGCTCACTTGACTTTGCTCCACTGTCCTTTGGTTTGGCGTGCGGCTAAGACGTACTTTGCCCATGCGACTGGATTTTTGTATCCCCGCTGCTGACCTAGTGCGATCAACTGCTGCAGCGTTTGAGCGCCGCTTTGCTCACGCCGCTTGGCGCGCATGGCTACCTCCACCAGCTCCCCATCCACCTGCTGCAGCTCGCGTGCCTCGGCAGCGAACATATGCCCACACTCACCGCATTGCTTGGCCTGGCTGGCCATGGCGGCAAAGCAACTGGGGCACACCTTGACGCTGGGTGCTTTCTCCCGATCCCGCTTGCGCTCGCCGTCCAAGCTCCACTCGCGCGGCTCTAGGTGATGGCCAAGCCGGAGCGTATTGCCGACGTGATCCAGCACCACTGCAGCAGCCTTGCCGGGCGATGGCCTAAGGCACCGGCCGATCATCTGCAGGTGCAGGCTGGTGGATGCAGTGGGTCTGAGCAGGATGCAGCCGCCGACTGATGGAACATCGACGCCCTCGCCGATCAGTGCGCAGCTGGTGAGCACCTTGATCCGGCCAGTGCCTAGCGCCTGCAGCAGGTCACGCCGCTGCTCGCTAGTCATGCTGCCGTCAATACTGGCCGCGGCGATGCCTGCTGATTGGAAGAGTGCTGCCACTGCTTCCGCGTGCGCCAC